GCGCATGGCGGATTTGGAACAGTGGTTGGCAGACGAACAGGCTGCCATTGATGCTGCTTATGAAGAACGCATGGCAGCAGAGCAAGAACGGTATGCCAGAGAGCAGGAAGAGCGCCAGCGGGACTATGATCGCAAGCTAGAAGACCTGCGGATTGCCAGGGAGCGAGAACGCCAAGAGATTGAACGTGACCATCAGCAAAGGCTTGCTGACTTGCGATTGCAGCATGAGCGAGAGCGCCAAGAAATTGCGCTGAACTACCAGCGGCGGCTGGAAGACCTGCAAATTGAATATGAGCGGGAGCGCCAGCTTATCGGTGAAAAGCTGGAAGAACAGAATGAAACGGCGCGACAGAAGTATCAGGAGGCGCTAGAAGATATCAGCCGCGCCAAAGAGCGGGAACGAGAAGAAATCAACAAGCAATATGCCCGCACCAAAGAGGACATTCTGGCTGATTATGAAGACACCGTAACCAAATCAGCAGAAAAGTTTGGGGAATTGCCTGAAAAGTTCCAGCCTGTCTATGACAGATTAGAGACACAGGCGCGGGATGAAATGGCGGCAGTGCGACAGGCCATTATGAATGAAATCAATGCATTGTTTGCTGATCTCCAAGCACGCTCTCCCTCGCGGGTGATGATGAAATTGGCGGATAGCATTATGAGCGGCCTTGAGGCGGGTGGGTTGAATCCCGATGCGGCCAGCGACTTGATTGGCAAGGCGTTCAGCGCACAGGCATTCCAGGCGAATATCCAGGCTGCGTTACCGGCGTCAATGGCGGCAATGCCTATCCAGGGCAGTACAAGCAGCGTGACCAATGCATCCACCAGCAACCTGACCGTAAACGCACAATACAGGCATCAGAGTGAAGCATCCCTGCGGAATGACTTGGCATTGTATAATAACATGATGAGGGCTTGGGGCAGATGAGATTTAGACCGATGCCCGAAATTGAGCTAGAAGATGGCGATGGGAATATCTATCCCCTGAGCTTTCCTAGCAGGCTATTACAGTCAATAGATGGGATGGGATTGCCGCCTATTCAGCACTGGACCACACGCAGTCCCTACCAAGATGGCCGGTCACACTGGGGATATGCTGTCCAGCCAAGGGTATTGAACCTGACACTGTATCTGCGGGGCTGCGACAGGGCAGATATGTACGCCAAGCGTAGGGCAAATGTAGCCATGCTTTCTCCGCGCAATGGCGCTATGAAGTTGCGGCTGATTACACCCGACCTGTTAAAGTATGAGTTGCACGATGTATGGGTAACAGCGGGCTACGAACTTTCCAGCCAGGACCAGCCCATGCCACAGAGACAGGTGGGCGGTGTCCAGCTTACAGCCTATGACCCCATCTGGAAATGGGTCAATGCGCCATTGGGCGGTAGTGAGACGCGGGATGCGGAGGGCCGCACCTGCCTGGAGGACAGCAGTTGGACCATCGTCGCCTGCCTGACCATCCCGTTCACGGCACCGTTCCTGCTGGGCACCCGCTCCGCCACGAATCAGCTCGTCTGCACCAATGACGGCAGTTGGGCGACCAAGCCGGTCGTGACGGTCGAAGGCCCCATCTACGATTGGATTATCACCAACTCTAGCAACGGCAAGGAGTTGATTTGGAACGGCTACGTTATCGAAACGGGCGAGACGGTGACGATTGACATCCAGAACAAGACGGTAACCAGTGATGTGAGCGGCGACGTGAGCGGCTATCTGAGCGGCGATAGTGGGAGTTTTGACCTGGACCCCGGCGCGAATACGATTGACGTGTTTGCCAGCGGCGGCGTGGTGGATGGCACCACGACCGTAGGCGTTTGCTGGTATGTGGAGTTGTTGGGCACATGAGCCAAAAGAGCTTTTTCTGGAACGGGAGCACGGTGGGCGATGCCGATACCTGGACCGTGGGCGGCGGGTATCATGGCGGCAATGCGGACTATCAAAGCAGCCTGATCGACATCCTGTTCCGGGCGCTGTGGAACGGCAACGAGAACCGGGGCGTTTTGCCTGGCTGGTTGGGCGAATTGCAGGTCAGCGGCTTTGGCTCTCCGCTGGACATCGCCACCGGCGCGGCGGTGGTCTACGGCCTGTTCTACGAGAACACGACGGCGACCACCATCGCCGTACCCACACCGGCAGGCGAGACGCGGATTGATAGGATTGTGATTCGCCGGGACTGGGCAGCACAGACCGCCAGAGTCTACCGCATCCCCGGCGTGGAGGGCAGCACAGCGCCCCCGGCCCTGGTGCAAAGCCCGAACACGTTCTATGACATCCCACTAGCCCAGGCGTCCATCGACACGGGCGGGTCCATCACCGTCATAGATGAGCGGGAGTATTGCGCCTTTTCGACCGCACCCGTTCCTGGCACACTGACGGCGGGGCATGTGGTCAACAATGCGGTCACCCAGGCAGCACGGTCCACCCGGACGTGCAAGTTCTTTGTCTCGGCGATGGATATGGAACCGCCATTGGTCGGCGGTCTTAATGTCCCTTGGTTCAATACTGCCGCGTGGGATGGAAGTGCCCATTTAATTTCGGCTACACAGAAAGCCAGTGAAGACAATACACTACCGCCTGGGCAACTGATGGCATATTATGCTGGGGCAAACAATCAATGGCTTTGCTCTACATTCCGCCTGCCCAGCAACATGGCGGGTACGTCGTTGGCGGTGTATCTGTGGTGGGTGCCCTACGTGAATACATCAGTATCCTACTACTGGCGCTCAACCTTCCAGGCATGGACACCCAATGGACCAATTCAGTATGGCGGCGACCGTAGCTCAACCTATGCCAGCGGCACCTATGTCTTGAACCAATTTTATCGGACACAACTCAAGTCAGTCACGGGGCTGACAGGGACAGAGATGGTCTACTACCTGGTCGATTGGTACAACCCCTCCAGTGGCACCGATAGGCCGAAAGTGGCGGGGTTGGAGATTCAGTACACGGGCTATACACCATGACACAACGTTCGTATTTCTGGGACGGTGCAACCGGCGACGGCGGCAACTACAGTTCCACGGAGTTGATGGACTATGTATTCCGTGCCATCTTTGGGACGGCAGGCGACCCCGTAGGCGATCCGGGCAGCGCCAACCGGGGCGTGCTCTACGGCTGGCTGAATCAGTTGCGCGTGATAGACCGGGGGCCGAACCTGGCTACGGTGGACACAGGCGGGGCTATCAATTGCGGCCTGTTCTACGAGAACACCACGCCGCTCGATGTCGTCATCCCCAATGGGCCGCGCACGGATCTGCTGGTCTTGCGGCGGAGTTGGGCTGGGCAGACCATCCGCGTGGTCAGAGTCGCGGCCATGACCCGCAACTTTGGCGTTACCTATGACATCCCCCTGGCCCGTGTGGTCGTGGGCGCAGGTGGCAATCTGACCATCACCGATACCAGGGAGTTCTGTCAATTCAGCTTTTTGCCCGGCGAGGCGTCTATCTGGAATAGCGACTTGACGACCGGCGGCGGCATCCTCACGACGGCCAAGTTGGAAAACCAGACCCGCTCCCACTTTCACGGTGTCGGAGAGCTTAAATCAAATTTCTCTTTCGGATCACGATATTGTGGTTTCTCTGCGGCTTGGTGGTGGGAAGTTAACAATGTCGGCTGGCGATGCTCAGAAAGTGGAACAAGTACTCTATGGCTCACCGATAGGATTGATGACCTGGCCGGAACCGACGTGAATCTTTATGTATGGAATATGCCCGCGCTTGATACAAGCAGCCTTCGCCATGAAGCGCCCCAGACGACCGGAGATGCTGTCTGGGGCTATGCTGCCTGGATTGGTGCAAGCGGCGGCGCGTGGGCCACACCCTCTGCAACCATCGTCGTGGGCAATGCAGATAGATTAGAAATTGGCTCAATGAATGTTAGAAATGCCCTCCGCATGTACCGGGACTATATCGGTACGATTGCCGTCACGGCCAATGACCTGATTCATCTAAAAGTCTATTTAGACGGCACCAACCCCCTGGACACGCGCAACCTGCCCACGCGCTGGATGGGCGTCGAATTGGAATACGAGGCAGATTCGTAATGGCGGAACGATCCTACTTCTGGGACACGGCAGGCGGCGGCGATGGTGCGGTCTATGACCAGCGGCACTTGATGGACTACTTTTTCAAAGCCATCACCAACGGCACGGGCAACCGGGGCGTACTCCGAGCCTGGCGCAATGAGTTGGAGGTCACCGGCACCGCCTCGCCTGTGACCGTGGCCACCGGCGGCGCGATGGTGTACGGCATGTTCTTCGAGAGCGATGCGCCCGTCACCATCACCATCCCCACAGCCGTCACGGGCACGACGCGCACCGACTTGATTGTGGTCCGTCGCAATTGGGCCGCACAGACCTGCCGGATTCATCACATCCAGGGACCGGGCGCGGCATTGACCCAAGCGGCAGGCACGACCTGGGACATCCCGCTGGCGTCTGTGGCCGTTACCGATGCGGGCGTGGTCACCGTCACGGATACCAGGGAGTGTTGCGCGTTCGGCACAGAGTTCCCGCTCAACTCGATTGATACCGCACAATTCGCAGAACTCATCGAGCCGTCGGCCATCGCCGACCGGACCCGCGCAGAAGTGCGTGGTGCGGGCAGGCTATCCACTGATGCGACCTGGACCAACCCGACCGGCACGTTCTACTGTTGGACCATCAGCAAGCCGTCTGACCCGTTCTGGGCCTATTACCTGCTCCCCGTCGGCGCAGTGGGCAGCAAGGCTGATGTCTACGTCTGGAACACGCCATCCACGGCGGTATTGTTAGACCAGTATGTGGCCTGGAACTGCTCGGTGTACCAGTGCCAATCCGGGACCACGGCGCAACTGGTCGATTACTCCGAAACGCTGGTCAACCAGAACGGGCGGTCAATTACGCGGTTCTATTGTGACCGCGTGGCACGGAATGTCAACGTCCTGGAGGGCTTGCCGTTCATCGTCCTGCTGGAGCGGTACGTCGCGCACGAGTCGCCCAGCCTGTCGCCGTCTAGCTCGGTTTCGCCGTCCATCTCGCCGTCGCCATCTTTGAGCCCATCGGCCAGCGAGTCGCCTAGCGGCTCGCCCAGCTTGAGTCCCAGTGCCAGCTTGAGTCCGTCGGCCTCGGAGTCGCCATCCCTCTCACCATCGGCCTCATTGTCGCCAAGTGCCAGTGAGAGTCCCAGCGAATCGCCATCCCTTTCCCCCAGCGCCAGCTTGAGCCCGTCAGCTTCTTTGTCGCCAAGCGCCAGCGAGTCGCCGTCCCTCTCGCCGTCGGCCTCGCTCTCTCCCAGCGCCTCAGAATCGCCCAGTGAGTCGCCGTCTCTTTCACCGTCGGCCAGTGAGAGTCCAAGCGAGTCGCCTAGCGAGAGCCCCTCGCCCAGCCCGCCGTGGGAGGACACCTATCCCCACAATGTCTACGTGTTCAGTATCGAGATGCGCCATACGGCAGATTGCTAGGAGTAGACGATGCCCTGGGACCCCTCCCAACCCACCACAGATGGCGGCGTAAATGCAGAGCACTGGTATCGCTCCGACGATGCCTACGAGGAAAATACCAGGGTCACCGCCTGTTCTGATGACGGCGACCCGGTAGGCAGTTGGACTGACAAGGCCAACTCTGACCATGTGAGCCAGGCCGTTAGCGGCAGCAAGCCGAGCTGGGAAGATGGTGAGCTCAACGGGCATCCGGTTCTGCGCTTCGATGGCTCGGCTGATTACCTGTCAGGATATTTCACCAACGGCGGCAACCTGTCGCAGCCATTCACCGTCATTGCCGTTGCCAAGCTGGATGCCTCGGCGGTCAACGATGGCAACATCCGGCGCATCGTGGACGGCGAGAATATCTCCTATCGTGCCAGCCTGAAGCAAAACTCTGTCCCCTCTCCTGACAGCTGGGCCATCAGGTCAGGGGCCACGGTGCTAAACGGCGGCGCATCCGATAGCAATTGGAACATCTGGATGGCGCTGTTCAAAGGCGCGAACAGCCAGTTCTGGCTCAACGGCGTCAGCGAGGCGGCGGGCGATGCCGGGCTGGGTATCTTGCGCGGCCTGGTGGTGGGCGCGGTCTACAATGGCACCAACCACTTTTGGAAAGGTGACATTGCAGAGATTATCATCTATGATTCTGAACTGTCTACCGCTGACCGGGACGAGATCGGGTTCTACCTGGAGACGCGCTACGATTTAGACTATTCAGGTAGCAGCCCGTCAGAGAGCCCCAGCGAGTCGCCCAGCGAGAGTCCGAGCGAGAGTCCGAGCCTATCGCCGTCGGCTTCGGAATCACCATCGGAGTCGCCAAGCCTCAGCCCCTCAGCCAGTGAGAGCCCAAGCGAATCCCCCTCTGAGAGTCCGTCGGAATCTCCCAGCGAGAGTCCCAGCCTCAGCCCATCGGCTTCTGAGAGCCCCTCAGAGAGTCCGAGCGAATCCCCGTCGGAAAGTCCGTCGGAGTCGCCGTCAGAATCGTCCTCAGAGAGTCCGAGTCTGTCGCCATCAGCCAGTGAGAGCCCGTCGGAATCCCCGTCCCTATCGCCCAGCGCCAGCGAGAGCCCGAGCGAGTCGCCCAGTCTATCACCGTCGGCCAGCGAAAGTCCGTCGGAATCCCCGTCGGAGTCACCGTCGGAGTCGCCGTCGGAAAGTCCGAGCGAATCCCCCAGCGAGTCGCCCTCCCTCTCCCCCTCGGCTTCAGTATCTCCCTCCCCCAGCCCCACGCCGTCGCCGGTCTGGGAGACGCTGCATTTTGCCCAGTATCGCATCTGGCTCACCGATTGGACCGGGGCCAAGATCCGTATGTTGTTTCCGGGCCGCGACTTCCTGCGCATCCAGTGGGAGCACAAGCGCAACGAGCCCGGCGTCTACCGGCTGGAGTTGGTGGCCGAGACGGCGACCAAGGACTACTTCCTGAAACACTACGGCGTGCTCATCGAGCGCGATTGGAGCAATGACCCGGCCTACTGGTATGATGAGTACGCGGGCATCCACCTCGGCCAACATGAATGGTGGGTCAACACGGATGAGATAGACGAACACTATTGGGCCAGCATGGGCCTATCCCCCGAATGGCTGATTGACCAGCCGCTCTTGCAGCCCGTGGCCAACGTGGGCAACGCGGCGTGGAACTACTATGATTTGTGGTGGGACCACGGCACCGGCGACGATGTAATCAAGCGGATGGTCAGCGAGAGCATGGTCGGGCCAGCTGACGCAGGCCGCCAGTTCGCCAATGTGACCCTGCAAGACAACGCCAGCGCGGGCGTGTGGTCCTGCTATGAGGGCCAGTGGGTGCGGCTGCTCGATGCGGTCACGGATGCTGTCGGGGAGACAGGCGACAAGGGCGGCTGCGACTTCCGCATGGAGCGCGTGCTGGGCGGCTACGAGTTCCGCACCTATGCCCCATTTTTCGGCACCGACCGCAGGCGCGGCAATCCAGACGGCAACAAGCCGACCATTTTCAGCTTTGAGAATGGCAACATGCGCAACCCGGATTACAAAGAGGTCTGGGCTGAGGAAGTCACGGTGGCCTATGGCGGCTGGCAGGGCGGCGGCATGGAACGGTCCATCTACACCCGCGAGAATGCAACCGCGTTGGCCGAGTCGCCCTTTTCCCGGCGCGAGGGCTTCTATGATTTGCGCGATGTGAGCCAGCCCGACCAGATTAACGGGATTTTAGACCAGGCGTTGATTGACGATGGCTTGCAGACGTTCGTCACGGCGGAGATTTTGCAGACCAACGCCTGCCTGTATGGCCGGGATTGGTGGTTTGGCGACCTGGTGACATTGGACCTGCCGGGGGGGCGCTCATTCGACATGCGCGTGGTCGAGGTGCAGGCCAGTCTGGACGGCGAGAACGAGGAGCAGATCCAGGGCCTGATCGAACTCTGGACGCGAGAGGATGAAGCGTAATGGCAACCGTCAGTGTGTTGATTCCGGCACGGAATGAGCCGTTCCTGAATAAGACGATTAAGTGCGTGCTGCAATCGGCACAGGGTGACGTGGAAGTGCTGGTCTTGCTGGACGGTGCACCGCCTGCCAAGCCGATTCCTGACTGGCAGGGCGTTCGTGTGCTGGCAAATGAGGAAGCGCAAGGCATTGGGGCAGCCTCTTGGCGTCTGGCCAATGAGGCAACCGGCGAGTACCTTATGAAGCTGGATGCCCATTGCTTGCTGGACAACGGCTGGGATGAAGTGCTCAAGGCACATTGCGATTACAAAGACCTGCTGGTGCCTGCTCGCTACCAGCTCAAGGACGTGGGCTGGAAACGGGGCTATGGGCCGATTCACTATTTGTTCCTGACCTATCCCTGGTTGCAAGAGCCGCAGTTCGGCGCGGGCTTGCATGGCAAGAAATGGCAATCAGAGGATGGGCTTGGTAAGCGGGCGGTTGGGCGGCATTATTTCTGGCCAGAACGGACATGGAAGGACCGCCAGCCGCTTGATGAGATTATGGCTTTCCAGGGTTCCTTGTGGTTCATGCACCGGCAGCGGTTCCTGGAATTGGGCGGTGTGGATACGCGCTGCCTGCTGTGGGGCGAATCGCTCAACATTGGCTTCAAGGTATTTATGTCGGGCGGTCGCATGATGCGCGACAAGTCCACCTGGTACGCGCATCTACACAAAGGCCGACGGCATGGGCGCGGCTACTGGATGGACAAGCGATTCATGCAGAAGATCAACCTGTGGTCGGCTGATTACTGGATGAACGACAAATGGGAGCACCCATTACGAGTACGGTCCATCCGCGACTTTGTAGAGCACTTCTGGCCCATCCCTGGATGGCCGGAAGATTGGGACAACCCGAAATACCAGGAGGAGTTTGTGTATCCCGGACTGGACAAGGAGGGGCAGTGGACGCTGATCGAGTGATACGGCAGATAATGAACATCAAGCGTGGCGATACGCTGCCCTACAAGGGATGGAGCCACGACCGGACGCGCCAGGACTTGCACAAAATTTTCGCAGAGCTGGGCTACACCAGGGGTGCGGAGATTGGCGTGGCCGGGGCAAGGCACGCGGCGCAGATGCTCAACGCCGTTCCCGACCTGCACCTGACGCTGGTTGACCCGTGGGTGCCATACTTCCGCTACAGCAAGAAACTGGTCGAATCCCGCTACGAGGAAGCGGTCAAGCGCGTCAAGGGGCGGAACGTGACGTTCATGCGGATGCCGAGCATCGAGGCAGCGCCGCAAGTCGAGGACGGCTCGCTCGATTTTGTCTACATCGACGGCGACCACAGATTCGATGCGGTGATGATGGACATCATTCTCTGGGCGCCGAAGGTACGAGCAGGGGGCATCGTTGCGGGGCATGACTACTACCACTTCTACCAAGCTGGCGTCGTGGATGCGGTGCGGGCCTACGTGGGGGCGCACAACATTTCTCCCTGGTACATCACCTGGGAGAAGACGGCTTCCTGGTTCTGGGTACAGAAGGAATAACATGGCAATCTGCACCGACCGGCTCATCTTCTACCATATTCCTAAGTGCGGCGGCACCTGGGTCAAGGTAGCGCTCAAGAACGCGGGCATCCGCTACCGCACGCCACGATGGTCGGATGAGCCGCACCCGTTCAACCTGAAGCACGCGCACAGCACACCGGACAACGTAGCGCCACGGGCGAAAGAGGGTAAGTTTTCTTTCTGCTTTGTGCGCAAGCCGGTCAGTTGGTATCAATCCTACTGGGCGTTTCGCAGCCGCAAGGGCGCGAGGCGTGACCAGCACTTCCCGGCAGATGGCCTATGGTCGGATGACTTTGACCAGTTTGTGAACAACCTGCTCGATGCCTACCCCAGTGGCTTTGTGTCCACGCTCTACCAGTATTACACCGGGGCCAAATGCGAGAAGGTGGATTTTGTCGGCAGGCAGGAGTATCTAAGCAGCGATTTGCTCGTGGCCTTAGAGTTCGCAAGCGAGGACTTTGACGCATCAGCCTTGGTAGCCACGCCGCAGGAGAACGAATCTCCTAAGAAGTGGAAAGCGCGTGCCGTTCTCAGCGAGGCGACAGAAGCGCGGGTGGCGGGGTGCGAGCGGTGGGTGTTGGAGCGGTTCTATGGCGGTGCTTAGTGTGATCATCCCTGCCCGCAATGAGCTATGGCTGAACCATACCATCGCTGACGTGCTGGCGCATAGCGAGGCGGATACGGAGGTCATTGTCATCCTGGACGGCAAATGGCCAGCAGAGCCAATCCCGGACAATGGCCGGGTGATCCTGGTCCATCTGTCGGAGTCCATCGGCCAGCGGGCAGCGTGCAACCTGGGCGCACGAATCAGTCAGGCCCAATACCTGATGAAGCTCGATGCCCATTGCAGCGTCGGCCAGGGCTTCGACCGCATCATGCTAGAGGACATGCAGCCCGACTGGACGATGGTGCCCAAGATGTACAATCTCCACTGTTTCGATTGGGTGTGCCAAGCCTGCGGCCATCGGCGCTACCAATCGCCATCAGGGCCATGTGAGCAGTGCGGCGGCGAGACAGAACGGGAGCTGGTCTGGTATGCCAAGCCGAATCCAGAGACAACAGCGATGCGTTTTGACCGCAACCTGAAATTCGCCTACTGGCCCGCTTACAAGAAACGGCAAAGCGGTGACTTGGTAGATACAATGTCTATCCTGGGCGCGTGTTTCCTGTTGACGCGGGAACGGTGGTTTGACCTGGATATCTGCGACGAGGAGCATGGAAGCTGGGGGCAACAGGGAACAGAGGTTGCCTGTAAGACCTGGCTTTCGGGCGGGCGGCTGGTTTGCACCAAAAAGACGTGGATGGCTCACATGTTCCGCACCCAGGGCGGCGATTTTGGCTTTCCCTATCCTCTCAGCGGGCGCGAGGTCGGGCAGGCGCGAAACTACTCCAAGCAACTCTGGCGGGCAGATGACCCGACACAGATGCCCGCGTGGGACAAGGCCATTCACCCGCTCGCATGGCTCATTGACAAGTTCGCGCCTGTGCCAGAATGGGATATGCCCATGCAAGAGGAAGTCAGCGCCTCAGCCAGAGAAGCGCCCAGCGACACGGCAGAGAGCCAGGGCGAGCCGACGAGGGGCATCCTGTACTATACGGACAACCGCCTGAATCCGCGCATCCTGCGGGCCTGCCAACGCCAGCTCGAGCAGGCGGCATTGCCCATCACCGCCGTGAGCCTCCAGCCGATGAACTTTGGCGCGTATGGTATGGTCATGGGCGGCAAGCGCGGACCGCTCACCTTGCACCGGCAGATCCTCGCCGGGCTGGAGTCAATGGATTGCGACGTCGTGTTCTTTGCCGAGCACGATGTCCTGTACCATCCATCGCACTGGCAATTCACGCCAGAACGACGCGATCGCTTCTACTACAATACCAACGTCTGGAAGGTGCGACTCAAAGACGGGCACGCCGTTTGGACAGACGATTTGCAACAGACATCGGGGCTCTGTGCCTATCGTAGCTTGCTGCTCAGGCACTACCGGCGGCGGGTGACCGAGATTGAAGCGAATGGCTTTGACCGCCATTTCGAGCCGGGAGAGAAGACCGGGCCCTATCCATCTGAAAACTGGCAGGCCGAGCATCCAAACCTGGACATTCGACACAAACACAACCTGACGCGGGCCAAATGGCACCCGTCGCAATTCCGCAATCAGCAATATGCCAGGGGATGGAAAGAGGCCGATGCCGTGCCGCCGTGGTACGAGGAAGGTGGCTTGCAGGGATTGATAGACCAACTGGCGGGGGAGTCTGGTGACTAACGTTTGGAACGTGCTCGATGGGCGATTGCGGCGGCTGGAAAAACAGCAACAGCAGCAGGCCGGGGCCGCGCAGAATTGGGATGCGTATCAATACCGTGTGATGCCCACCTGCCCGCCTAGTACTGCTGTCTACGTGCGCGGAGGCCGATACTGTTTCAATGCACAGTCTCAGGGTTTCCACCGCTGGGTCAAAGATTCTCAATTCGACTTTGTGAGCGATACTGATGACGTGTATGCCTATTGGCCCTATACCTGTGTCAACGAGGGCTGGTATCTGCCTATCTATCTGGGCCTGTGTTGGTATGGCGATTATAACCGCTACACCGATGGCTATACAGACAATCCACAATTTGCGCTTTTTGGTGCGGCTTATCTATCATTCACCGGCGGCGGCTTTGTCGAATACGAAACGACCGGCGAGGCCGAGGCGGCGATTGATGCCACCAATGCTAATTTCTACCAGGACCACATCCGAGAGACAACCATCCCATTATGCCGCCTGATTCTCCGCATCAGCGCGCCAGGCGAAAACCAATTCATGCCGATAGATATGGTGAACCGAGGCCGCTCCTATCTGTGGGGGCAATTCCGAGATGGGCGGTATGACGCATGAATGAATTTGCGTTGCTATCCAGGCGCACCGGCCAGCTACAAAAGCAACTGGACCGGGGCAAGACACAGAACCCAATCATTCAGGACTATGATTTCATGGTGACGCCTACCTGCCCACCTACTACGTCGATCAGCATCCGCTCAGGCAAGGCATGGCGCAACGCGGCCTATTGGTTTGTCATTGGATACAATGTCGAAAAGCCAACCGTGACGATTGACTTAACAACCGAAAAGATTGTCAAGTTTGATTTCCCCGCCGCTGGCATCCCATTAGACTTGAGTTTTGTCAATCCGTATTACTACAAATCTATGGCACTTATGTATAACTTAGATTGGATTTTCTATGAGCAGTATGGCATAGATTATGTAGAAGACGAATGCAAATTCCATTACCTTGCCGCTGATACCGAATATGCCACGGCGGGAGAGGCAGAGGCTGAGATTGACCTGATGCTCAATGGGGGCCTTGCCAATGACCCTTATGCGGAGCAAGGTCTTTACTACACGTATTCCTTTCCCATCTGGTCCATCATTCTGCGCAATACGGGCATCACCGGTGCAGATGGTCAAATCCAACCGATTGACCAGGTGAACCGGGGGCGTTCCTATCTCTACCGTGATTTGCGACCTGGCAAGAATTGGATTGTTGCATGATAGAATTTGACGTACTCTCGCGACGGCTCAGGCGAGTTAGCAAAGAACAGACACGACAGGTGCAATCCCAAATCAATCCTGCCTGGTATTCCTTTCTGGCACGGCCCACCTGCCCGCCGTCCACATCGATGGCTATTCACGGAGGCACTTGCATCGAGAGCAAAAGCGCCTACAACCTGGACGACGTAGGGCGGCACATGGGCCTGGCCTGGACGGTGCCCAGTTTGGTGCGCGATTTGACCGATGATAACGAAACCAGGGTAGATATGGGCTGGGATTGGTCCACAACTGAATACACAGAATTGACGTGGGTGCAGGCCAATAGCTACCGAGGCGGCGTGTTGCTGCTGCTGTTGCCAGACACAGAGGAAAACCCGGAACCAAGCGATTGGCGCTTGCGCCTGTTATGCTACCAGGAGGAATATACGACCGCTCACCAGGCAGAAACACGATTGACTGGCTGGCTCAATGATAGCGGCGTTTATGATAGGTGGCAATCTAACTATTGGCCCGACCCGACCTTAGACAATCCAGACTACCAGGAATCAGGTATGCCCCTCTGTGGTATCATCTTGCGTAACAACGGCACGACTGGCGCGGGGCGTTACTTTATGGAGATTGACGTAATAGACCGGGGGCGCTCCTACACCTGGCCGCGAGACTTGCGCCCACAATGGATAGCACTGTATTAAGGAGATGAACTGTGGAATGGACAGAAGTTACCCCCCTCATTGTGGCTCTAGTAGGAGCTATCACTGGACTTCTTGCGCTATTTAAGGGCAGGAGCAAAGAAAAGGCTGATGTGGCCAAGGCCATTACCGAAGCGGCTGGTGAGCTTATAGAAGATTATCAGAGTAAGGCACGGCAAATCGAAGAAGATTACAAAGGCAAGCTGGCGCAAATCGAAGAAAGGATGGCCGAGCAAGACAAAAAGATGGTCGAGCAGGACAGGAAGATTGACTGCCAGGAGCTTAAAATCGAGAAGCAAGCCAAACAGATTGAGATACAGGCCAAAAGGATTCGAGAACAGGCTGACAAGATTAAGGCCCTGGAAATAGAGCGTGACGAGATTCTTGAGGGCGTCTTGGAGTTATGCAAGCAGATTCATGCTTTGGGACAACAGCCTGTATGGGAACCTGAAGCACCAGAAGACTAGGGCGCCCAATGGGCGGTAATAACAAATGGGCGGGAGCCGAGATGTAAACCCGCCCATTTGCCTTCCTAAAACAAACACAAGGAGGAGACACAGATAGTCTACCAGATTACGGGCGTTTTGTCAAGCCCGCGCCTATAGTACCAAGGGTCTAGT